ACATATTTATATCCTAGCTCTTTTGCTTTCAAGCAACCATTACGAATTGCTTTTGATTGATAATTCGTTTGTGTATTATTTATTGGAAAATTATCTTGAACAATTATAAATTTATTATTTCTTAACATTTCAATTAATATTTTATCTTGATCTAACCATGTTGAAATTATTTTATTTTTTACATTCTTATATGTTTCTAATAAATATGATACATATTCTTCATTAATAAGACCTGTTATTACAATACACGTTTCATCCATTCTATTCTTTTTTCTTAAATGTTTGTTTAGGTTTCTTATTATTTTCATAAATATTCTTTGCTGCTTCCAGACTTAGTTGTTTCACATCTATTCCACTAGGAATTGATACAAATATTGGTTTCTTGGAACCAATAGTTTTTTTATACATATAAATACCATATTGACCTGTTTTAAAGATATAATCTCCTAGAGTATGTAAAGCGTCTGATTTGTTCTCTAGTCTTCCTATAATACTCTCAACTGTATCACCAGATTTCAATGAAATATTCTTATTATCATATTCAATATATTCTCCAAATTTACCTTTCTTTCTTATTAGAGGTTTTTCTTCATAATAGCCAAAGATATCTGGTTTTGTTTGTTCTTCTAAGAATTTTTTTACTATAGAATCAGTAATATTTTTAAATTCTACCTTTTCTGGCCATCCTAGAAATTTTTTATCTTTTACAAGTACTGGACCAAATTTACCAATCACCGCTTCATATCTATCACTCAATACTATTTTCTTGGAATTAGATATTTCTTTAGAAGGAACTTTCTTCAAAGTTTCATATTTATCTTTATATGAATTATAAGTATCAGAACAAACTTTTCTCCATTCTTCAGAACCATTTTCTACTAAATCAAGTTTATCTTCCATCTGTTTTGTAAATCCATAATCAAAGAGTTCTTTGAATTCTTTCATACAAAATTCATATACTTGTGTTCCTAAAATTGTTGGCATCATTTTTTGTTTATCTCCAGATTTTGTTTTACTTACTAGATTCTTTTCACATGGCCAAGTATTTGGTTTCGCAAAATATGTTAGCAGTTTCACTTCTATTTTAGGTTCTTTATCAATTTTCACATATTCTTTATCAACAATTGATGCTACTAATGAAGCAAATGTAGATGGGCGACCAATACCTTTCTTTTCTAATTCACGAACTAAGGTTGCTTCATTATATCTTGGAGCAGCATTTGTTATTTGTTGATTCGCTTGTAAAGAGTTCCAAGTAATTTTTGTTCCAAGCGTTAAACTTTCTGAAGTTTTCCAATTATCTTCTATAGGATTATCTTCTTCATCATCTAAGTTACTAGCATTTTGTCCAACAATTTTCCATCCTTGGAATATAGTTCTTTTCCATACTCCTTCATATGTAAAACTATCTTCTTCAATTTGCCATTGAATTCTTCGTTCCTCTCCTTTCATTGGAGACATAACACTTTGTAAAGCTCGTTTATAAATTAGATTGTAAATATTCTTTTCTTGTATATTAAAATCTGCTGATAAAGTTTCTACATTGAAATGAGTTGGACGAATTGCTTCATGTGCCGCCAAAATCTCTGATTTTGGTGGCAATACTTTGGATTTATCTTTAGATAAATTCTCGTGGGCCGCCAAAATCTCTGATTTTGGTGGCAATACTTTGGATTTATCTTTAGATAAATTCTCGTGGGCCGCATCTTCTTGAGCATTTGAAGATTGTTTCTTTTCTAATATATTTACATAATCTTTTCCATATTTATCTTCCACAAGTTTCTGAGCTTCTAAAATTGCTTCTTCCGATAAAATTGTTGAATCTGTTCTCATATATGTAATATGACCAGCTTCATATAGTTTCTGTGCTATTCTCATAGTATTTTTAGGATTAGAACTATATAATGCTGATGCTTCTTGTTGTAATGAAGATGTAATAAGAGGTAGAGGAGGATTATGAGATGTTGGCTTTGTATTTACATTTGTAATAGTTGCTGTTAGAGTATTATTCACATTTTCAAGATAATTAATAGCAGACTCTTCATTTTCTAAATCATCGGTCAAAGTTCCAAGAAACTTAGATGTTTTATATGACCAATTTCCAGAAACTTTCCAGAAACTTTGATTTTTAAAATTCTTAATTTCAGATTCTCTTTCCACTATAATTCTAAGAGCTGGTGTTTGACAACGACCAGCAGATAATGATGGACCAACATATTTCCATAATAGCGGAGAAATTGTAAATCCAACCATTAAATCTAAAACAGCCCTTGCTTGTTGAGAATTTACACGATTCATATTGATAGTTCTTGGAGATTGTATTGCCTTTGTTATAGCAGATTTTGTAATCTCATGGAATACAATACGAGGATTTGTATTTACATTTAGTTTTAGTGCTAAGGCAACTGAATATGAAATTGCTTCACCTTCTCTATCATCATCTGATGCTAGATATACTTTACTAGCACTCTTCGCAGCATCTTTTAGATTCATGATAGTTTTATATTTATCTTTCATAAATTCATATTCTGGATTAAATCCATCTTCAATATGAAGTGTTTTCAAATCTTCTATTAAATGTCTAATATGACCCATAGATGCTAATACTTTCCATCCCGTTCCAAGAAACCCTTGTATTTTAGAGCATTTACTTGGAGATTCTACTATAACTAGATTCATTTATGATAATACTTACTACATGGGAATAAGCTTTAATTTTATGGATTTTTTGGTTTAAAAACAAATCCTATTTTCAAGTAGTAAAATGAACCAAGAATGTCAAATAAAAGATGATAATGAAATTTCAGATGAAGAAAAAAATCGTTTTAATTTTCGTAGATTTACTCCCGAAGATTTGGAAAAGAAAAATTCTCCTTTTGAAAGAATAAAAAAAAAAGAGTATCCTTTTCTATTTCAAAAAAAGAAAACTTTTACAAAAGATACTAGTATAAGTCTTGAACAAATAATTCATGATTTATCACTAAATAGTATTACACATTCTCCTACAACACCACCATATCCTCCTTATTCTCCTATCCAAACACCGTTCTATCCTTTTGATATATCTGGTAATATAACTACCTTAAAACTTGATCCTATTATGGATATAGAAATAAATAATGTCCAAGATCAACACACAACATAATAGAATAGCATATTTAATTAATTCAACTCCAAAGTATTATTATATATTAGAATTACATTTAGTGCTTTTAAGAAGATATGCTCCTAACTTACAATGGCAGGTTTATTTAGCCACTGAAGAGCCTAACCATAGAATATGTAAGCTTTTAGAAGAAAAATATGATGTACAATTATTAATTTTAGAACCAGAAAATACTTCATTTCTTACATCAAGAAAACGGGCATTAGAACTTTTACCAAAAGAAATTGATATGGTATTATTAATGCAAGAAGATTTTCTACTGGAACGATTTATCGATAAAGAGGCAATAGATAATTCAATAAGATATTTAAATGGATTTCCTAGACTAATATCAGTTCGTTATATGCCTTGCCCTGGACCTCAAGGTTCTAAAAAATATACGAAATGGTTGAGTATAACAAAAGAATATGATAATTATGGATTTACATTTCAAGCAACTTTATGGAAACGTTGGGCTTGTCAACAATGGTATAATGCTATAGTTAAGAAATCAAATGAATATAAAGATATTGATACTAAGATTCTAGAAGTAGATATGAATATTGCGGAAAATGCACATGGACAAGCTTTGTATTATTCATTATTTAATGATAATATCATGCTAGGATGGCCTAGAGCCTATAAAGCATCAAATGCTGTTTATCATTGTCCTTGGCCTTATAGACCCACTGCGATTATCAAAGGAGTTCTACAATCTTTTGCAAAAGAGTTAGCACTTAGAGAAGGTGTTGTTCTTAAAACTGATTCTAATTTTATATAATTTCTATTAGTTTTAGAACTGATTCCCAGAATTATTAATAGTAATAAAAAGAGTATTCTTATCTCCAACATTATTATTTATATTTAATGTTGTTCTATCCAATCCTGATCTAAAAACATCATTTCCACCAGATGATTTTAATGAACCAATTCCATCTGAAATATAATGAACGAATCCAAAATTTAAATTTGAACTAACTACATTCGTATCTAGTTCAAATCTCATTGGTGTAACATATGTATTGGATAAAATACGAGGATTTATAAATGAAGAAACACCATAAGGATATGCAGAAGTAATAGGAATATATTGTTGTATTCCAGATTTAATAACTGGAACATTTGAATTTGCTGATGTATATACCAAATGACTTGAAAGAGAAATTAAATTTTTAATACTAGAATTACCTTCTGGATATAGTGTTACACTGGAAATAGAAGATGGTTCCATAACTGGAGAAAAAGTAAAACTAGGATAATAATCAATAAACATTTTGGAAGAACCATTTGGATTTAAATATTTTGTTATACTTGAAAAGTTATATTGAAAACTACTAAATAATGCGTTACCATTATTTGGTAGAATCAAATTATTTGTTAATGTAGACATTGTTAGCAACCCAGAATTCCCTTTATATGAAATAGATGATGTAATATTTGGATAATTTAATATATTATACATCGTACTTTGGACTGTACTCGCAACATATGCTTGACCGGGTGGATAGAAATCTGTTATTAAAGTACTAATAGGAACAAATGATGTTGTTCCATTACCATTTGCGGATAAGATAAATGATGATAAAATAGGAGTATTGCTAGTTGTTAAAAAAATTAATGAATTTAATTGTAAAATATCTAATTGCATAGTTTTTCTTGCTGTGGCTGGTGTCAATGCCATTGTGTCTTCCTTTTTTATGGTGCTATATTTTGAATAGATAAGTAATACGAAGAAGTAGAATCCATAGAGATTTGAACATTGCTTGAAGCAAATCCTACATTTGTATTTGAAGCATATACATTTATGAATCTATGATTTAATAAATAAGGATAAGAATAATTATTAGTAATAATAAAACCTGGAATATTTAATCGTAAAGATTGTTGAAATATATTTGATGCTGAATTATTCATTGCTAAAAATTTTGTTTGTTGTTGAATCCCTATGTTTGAACCATTATATTGAATAAATGAAGATACATGATATATTTGAGGATTTGAATTTGTATTTATTTGTGGAAATATTATATTTGGATATACTTCTAAACTTATATTTGTATTTACATTAATATAATTTGAAAAATTACTTAATTGAGTATCTAGTGTGCTTACATAGAAATCGAATCCTGAATTATAAGCACTTAGATTATTATTATTTCCTTTATATACTATTGATGAATTATAGAAACTATTATAAAAATAAAAATTAGTAATTGTACTAAGTGTTACATTAATATTAGAACCACCAATTACTAAAGATCCAGCAGTATTTAAATAAATATTTTGTTTATTTTTTAATATATCAGTAGTTGAACTAATTAAATTATTATTTACACCTATTACTGATGAAATTAAAGAAGCAGAACTTACATATCCTAGAGTACCTAACCCATTTATTGTACTTTGAAATGTTAAAGAACTTATATATCCAGCATTTCCTAAACCATCTAATGTACTTTGTAATGATAATGAACTTACATAACCAAATGTTCCTAAACCAATTGTTGTGCTAAAATGAGTGAATGTACTTACATATCCAAAACTTCCTAAACCAATTATACTACTAGTTAAACTTGAAGAACTAATATATCCGAGACTGCCTAGTCCAATTAAAGAACTTGTTAGAGATAAACTACTAATATATCCATATGTTCCTAATCCATTTAATGTGCTTGTAATCACAAATGAACTAATATATCCCGCTGATCCAAGTCCATCAACTGTACTTACAAGATTTAATGTATTTAATGATCCCGACAAAAATCCTGATTCTAAATTATAAAGTTGTGATGAAATATTATTAATAGTAGAAGGTAAATATCCAACATATTTATCTACAGAACTAATGTTATTAATAACATTTTGCCAACTAATATCACCTATTCCATCAGTGCTAAGAATATAATTAGTGGATATCGGTAAATTCGTTATTGGATCAATTGCTAATAAACTACGATATAATGTGAAATCCATAGATGTCGTCTAATTAAGAAAAAGAATCAATACTCTTAATAAGTAGCAAAGATAACATGACAGGTAATGCTGGATTATTACAATTAGTTGCAATGGGAAAACAAGATATCTTTCTAACCGGAAATCCACAAATTTCTTTTTTCAAGATGGTATATCGTCGTTATACAAATTTTGCTGTAGAAGCACAAGCAATGTTTTTTGATGGTGACCCAGATTTTGGAAAAAGATTATCATGTTTAGTTCCACGACGTGGTGATTTACTTGGTCCTATTATTCTTGAAATTACCTTACCCGCTTTATATCTAACTGATGGGACACCCGTATCTTATGTAAATTCAATCGGTCATGCTTTAATTGATGAAATTACATTAGAAATTGGAGAACAAGAAATAGATACACAAACTGGAGAATGGATGGAATTATGGTCAAATATGACTACAACAACTATGCTAAGGCCTGCTTTTAATGATATGATTGGAAAAGTTGATGATTATATTCAACCTCAAAATTATGGTCCTCTAAAATTATATATTCCATTACGATTCTGGTTTTGTAAGAATCCTGGCCAGTATTTACCATTATTAGCTTTACAATATCATCCAATTCGTATCAATTTAAAGTTAAACCCTTTACAAAATCTTTTCTTTACACCAGCCTTATCAAATCCTATTGCTTGTAATACATTATCTGTAAATCCTGTTAAAATTACTGATTTACGACTATATGGTGACTATGTATATTTAGATGTTGAAGAAAGAAGACGTTTTGTAAGTAATACTCATGAATATTTAATTGAACAAATTCAATATACACCTCAAATATCAATTCCAATTGGAGCAACATCATCTACGGTAAGACTTGAATTCAATCATCCTATTCGTGAATTATTATGGTTTATACAACGATCCCAAATGATTACAAATCATGAATATTTTAATTATAGTTCAACAAGTATTTTAGAATCTGGAGTTCGTCGTGATTTATTACAAGATGCTATTGTCCAATTAGATGGATATGATAGATTTGATAGAAGAGATGCTGGATATTTTAGATTAGTCCAACCATATTATCATCATACGACAGTTCCTAATAATTTATTTATTTATAATTATTGTTTTGCTTTACGACCTGAAGAGCTTCAACCATCTGGATCATTAAATGCTAGTCGCATTGATAGTTTTGTAGTACAAATGAATTTAGTTCCTGATGTTACTAATGGATCTATACCTTTAAGAGGAAATGCTATTACTCGTGTATATGCCACTAATCATAATATTTTACGAATAACTAATGGATTTGGTGGTTTATTATTTACAATTTAAACACGATATTAAAATAGGTTATGTCATCTCTTATTCCTATAACAACTCCATTACAGAATATAACTAAAACACTTATTCCACCTATGCCATTATGGTTATATAGATATTTAGCATTATTTCCTGTAACAGGATTTTTAGGTTTGGATCATTTAGCAATAGGTTCAGAATATTCTTTTTTTATAAAACTTATTGTTAATTTTTTAACATTGGGATCATGGTATGCCTATGATATTGTTCAAATCTATAATAAAAAGGCTATTTATAAAGATGGATTGGATGTTCCTTTCTTTAATTTTGGAGGTATTGGAGTTGAACGAATCAACGCAGAACCTATTAAAAATATGAGTAATAATACTAAATTGTGGTTATATATTTTATTTATATGTTTATTTGGATCAATATATTATATTACAAGTTTTTTTACATCAAATAATACTGATATATTATCTAAAGCTATTTATATACTAAGTACTAGCACTTTTTGGATAACAATATTACTCGCAATATATACATTTATTTTTTATTTTATTACTAGAGGATCTGGATCTATATCAAGTGTAGTTAATAATCTATCATCATCTATAACAAATCCTTTATCATCTATGGCATCTGCTACAAATCCTTTATCATCTATGACATCTGCTACAAATCCTTTAACTTCTATCACATCTGCTACAAATCCTTTAACTTCTATTACATCTGCTGCTATGCCTCAATTTGGAGGTAGTATAGAATCGAATGATTATAAAGAATTAGAAAAAATATCTTCACAAATATTTCAAACTGGTGGAAAATCTACAAATCTTATTAATAAAGAATATATAGTTTTTGGAATTATTCTAGCAATAATTCCTATTTCTGGATTTCTTGTGTATTATTTAAGGAAAAATAAAACAAAATCTAAAAAAGATGAAGAATCTAACGGATCAAGATGAATTTGAAATGTTAATAGGGCGTACAAATAGTATTCATCCTATTCCTTTTCTTAGTGTAATTTGGTTTACTGCTAAATGGTGCGGTCCTTGTAAAAAAGTTGATATTGTATCATTAGAAGAAAACTTTCCAGCAAATTGGTTAAAATGTGATATTGATGATAATCAATATACACCAGGGTTTTGTGGAATTCGCTCTATTCCGACATTTTTAGTTATTTATAAAACAAAAATTCTTGGAACTATTTCTAGTTCAGTGACTAGTGAAATTCTACAATTTTTACAAACACTAAAATATTAATAAAAGAGAATATAAGAGAAGAAAATATGTATGATTTTATAATTATTGGAGGTGGCATAAGTGGTTTCTATTGTGCTTTAGAATTACTAAAGAAGAATAAAAATGTTTGTATCTGCGAAAAATATAAAGATATCGGTGGAAGAATTAGTACATTTCATAAAGAAAAATATATGTGGGAAGGCGGAGCGGGAAGAATTTCAACTAAACATACTATGATATTAGATTTATTAAAACACTATAAACAACCTATTGTGTCTATTGATTCTAAAATTCATTATATTGATAATTGTATAGAACCAAATATATTTGAAGATTTAATTACTATATACTTTACTCCATTCAAAACTTTACATAAAGATATTCTAGCAACTCATACATTACGAGAATTATGTATTAAAACATATGGTAAAGATACTACTGATACATTCTTACTACGATTTCCATATCGTGCTGAAGTTGATGTTTTACGAGCAGATTTGGCTTTAGATATATTTATAAATGGAGAAATGAGTTCTCATGAAAAATATCTTGTCGCTACAAATGGACTATCCGCACTTATTGAATCTATGAAAAATGATTTTATTACTAAAGGAGGAATATTATTTACAGAATATAAATGTATTCATATTGATGATTTTACAGATTATATTACTACTGAATTTTTAATTAAGAAAACAAATAAAATTTTTCTGAAATCAAAAAAAATAATTTGTGCTATGGAATCTGAAGCATTGAAAAAAATAAATTTTTTTAATTCATTTAAAACTTTAGATTATTTGAAAATGGAACCATTATTACGAACATATGCTGTATATGATTCTCCTTGGTTCTCTCAATATACAAGAATTGTTACATCAAATCCAATTCGTTATTTCTTACCTATAAATTATCAAGAAAATATTGCTATGATATCCTATACAGATTCTAGTGATACTAATAAATTTCATTCTATATTAAACAAATATGGAGAAGAATCTCTTGGAAAACATATTCAAAATCTTCTAAAAAAATTATTTGGCTCTATACCAAATTATATATTTTTTAAAAGTCATTATTGGAAATATGGTGCTACGTATTGGTTACCCGGTAAATATGACCCTTATGAAGAATCACAAAAGTCATTAAAACCATTTAATTCAGAAGTATATGTTGTGAATGAGAGTTTTAGTCTAAAACAAGCATGGATGGAAGGTTCATTGGAACAATGTAAGAAATTATTAGATATTATATTGTAGATGGATATTACTTTTATTATAGGAATATTTCATATTTTCATCATTGTTCCTTTTCTAGGATATATTTTTATTCAACGAGCAGCAACTCCAGATTATATTTATAATATATTATTTTTTCTTGGTTTGTTTATATTAGTATATCATACTTATAAAGCATTACTACGATATACATCAATGTCTCCTTTACTTTGGGTTAATTTAATACATATATTTATTATAGCACCATTATTAGTATATATTGGATATTTTGGAAAAAAAACAAATAGAGCAGCATATGAATTATTAGGTTTAATTACATTTGCCGCATTTGGATATCATTTATTTAATCTTGTAAAAGCAACACAAATTATTGATATAGAATAACTTTTTAGATAATCGCATCTATATATTTTTTATATTCCGCAGTAATTGTCATACAATCAATAGCATGATATAGAAATGCTGTATTTGAAAGAAATGTATTATTACAATTTGTACATTCATTATTCTCTCCAGTAATAGAATCTACTTCTTTTTTAAAATGTTTTCTAACACAATGAATTCTCCGATTTGCTTTTGTAAGTGATTCAAAATCACAATTAGGAAATACACATTTATATTTTTTCTTATCTGTTTCATTCTTATTGTTGCTGTGTTTCGCAATTTTATGAAGTTCAAGTGATCTCTTTTGACTACAATCATAATCACAGATATCACATACATATTTTAGTTTTCCTTTATGCGTTTCATAATGATAAAACATTGTATTCTGTTTCTCTTTTACAATATTACATTGAGGACATACATAATGACCATTATCATTCTTAGTATAAACATTAATACTAGGCATTCTATTTCTATTTTCATTTTTTATAAATTTTTTTTTCAATTTTTTCCGAACTACATAACTCATAATATTTTTTATCTAGTTTCTCTAATTTATCTAAAGTATCATATATTCCTTCTCTTCTTAAGTTATATGAATATAAATCTCTTGGAGTTTCTTGTGTTATAGTTAATAATAAAATTTCTAACATAATAACTTTTGTTTCTATATTTGCGCATTCTATATTCATTTTTTACTATTTAAAACTATTCTAATACTTTTAAATAAGAAATCAATACTATGAAATTATTAACTCTTGCAATTGGTGAAGATTTTCGTAAAAGTCTTAAAAGAGCTCTAGATTCTAAAAAAAATTATTGTGAAAAACGTGGATATGAATATATTCTTGGTGATGAAAAATTTTGGGATCGAGAAAGACCTATTCCATGGTCTAAAATCCCATTTTTATTAGATGTTCTTAAAAAGTCTTCAGATGGAGAATATATATTTTTAAGTGATGCGGATGTATATATCACAAATATGGATTTTGATATTGAAAAATGTATTGTTCCTCTTTTACCTTTAGGAAAAGATTTACTTATGACTATTGATTCTTGTGGTCATATTAACGATGGTAATATTTTAATTAGAAATAGTGAATGGTCTAGAGATTTCTGGAAACGTGTTTCTGAACAAACAGAATTATTATATCATCCATGGTGGGAAAATGCTGCTGTTATTAAACTGTTAGAATTAAATGTTTCTGATTTTGCGAAAACAGAAATTACGAATAAATGTACATTGTTTAATGCGTATATCCAAGGACTTTCTGGTATGCCTCTTTGGACACCCGGCGATTTCTTAGTTCATTTTGCTGGAATTTATGATGTTAAACGAATGAATGAACTTATCGATGAAATTGATGCGGGTAAAACTCCTAGAAAAGGTATTTGGGATCGTTAGTAATCTATTTTAAATATGCGAATTTTAGTTATAATTGTATCTCATAAAATGCATAAATCATTAGCATCAAATATAGAAATTTTTAATGAATTTATAAAAGATGGAAATATTATAGATTATGCTGGTATATCCAGTGAAGATGACTTTATAAATTATGAAGATATTATTTCATTCAAATATAAAATGATTAATAAGAAAAAACAATTAGATAAAATATGTGATTTTATTTCTCAAAATCAAAGTACTCTAGACTATGATTGGTTTATTAAAATTCGCCCAGAAGTTAAACTATTAGAAAAAATTAATTTTAATTCTTTATTACATAATTCTATTAATGGAAGAGCAAGAGTATATAATGGACCAAGAAATATACCTTATGGCCTAAGCGTTGGCGGAGAAGGTGTATGGAATATTTATAAAGATAGTAGTTATTACAGTCATGAAATAGATGTTGTATTAGATGATCAAATATATATATTCGATAAAAATATTATTAAAATGGGTGGATTTTTAAAACACTATACAGATGATGAAAATACATATGTTAATGAAAGATTTATGACAAAATTTTATAATTCAAAAAATATTAATATAAATATTATTGGAATTAATATGATTTTTTATAAATCAGATGAATTTTGGGCAAAATCGAGTGATATTATTCATCATCCACTCGTTGTTGAATTATTTTCACTTATGAGTACTGACGGTAACCAATTACTGCGAATGTTGGCAAATCTAGTAGTTCATAGGTTGGGTTTAGTAATTTCATAGAATTACATTAATATAGTTATAAGAAAGAATGACTGATATATAAATTTGATTTAATGCGTATATTCAAAGAGTTTCTGGCATACCTCTTTAGACACCCGGCGATTTAACCGTTCATTTTTTCTGGATTGTACAACATAAAAGAATAAATAAATGCGTGTACAATTTAATTTCTAAATAATTATTATAAGATGAACTCAAATAATAATTCGAATAATTCTAATAATTCTAATAATTCTAATAATTCGAACAACGATGATATGGATGGCGGTCGTCGCAGACGCAGAAATGTTACTCGTAAAAATAATACTATGTCAGGTGGTGCTAAGATTCCCGCTGTTGGATCGCACGCACAAGTATGGCATGGCACCGCTAAACATACTAGCGGAGGACTCACCAAGAAAGATTTAATGAAAAATAAACGTGGAAAGATTATTAGCCGAAAGAAGCATGCTCTTGGTAAGAAAGCTTTAAAAAACTTAGTCAAAGCTGGATATAAAGCAAAGAAGGGTACATTCAAACTTTTTAAGAAGTAAAAAGTTTAATGAGTAAAGCAAAGCGAATCAAACTTTTTAAGAAGTAAAGCGATTCATGAATCTTTATTTTCTAAAGCATCCGCTAAATGTCTCAAATATTCACATGCTTGAGTATAATTAATAACTGGATTATTTGATTTAATAGAATTAAAATCAAACCAATATAATGAATCTCCGATACTAGACCACATTAATGAAACATCTGAGGCTTTTGTCTCATTTAATATTGTTTTTACATCTACATTTTTTAACTTTAACATAAGAATATCTTTCATTTCTTCATATGTTGATTTCGAATGCCAAAATATTGAAGTATATTCTTTTGTATGTATTATCTGACTCTGACCACCACTAATAAGAGTAATATCATCTTTAGTTCCAAACATTTGAATTGGCACTTCATTACCATACCATAAAACAATAAGAGGTTTTGATGTATGTTGAATATAAGTATATGCTAATCGTAAATCTAAATTATCCCGAATGCGGAAAGTAGCATCAATATACATATTTTTTAAGAACTTCGGTTGATGTTTTATATATTGATCACAAAATAATACAACAACTTTATGTCTTCTTAACATTTCATCGGAGTATTGTGAAAATAATCCATAAAACATTTTATCTAAATTTTGAATATCTCCAACACAATATATTTTTTGTTTTCGTAATGATGCTGAATATCCTTCTAAATGAATTGTTTCCATTAGTAATACTTAATTTTCTTACATTATAAAAGAAACGCAGTATGTGGAACTATAAATACTTAGCAATCCCTTTTATTATTATACTAGTTGATTTACCATGGCTTCTTCTTGGTAGCAAAAACTCAAAATCTATGATTAAAGATATTCAAGGTTCTGATATGACTGTAAAATGGTTGCCTTCAATTATTGTATATGTAGCACTTTCATATTTAATTCTACTTCCAAATACTAGTTTAGAAGCATTTTTACTTGGAACTGCTACATATGCTGTTTATGATTTTACAAATTTAGCTACTCTTAATAAATATAAAACTTGGTTTGCGATTAGTGATTCTCTATGGGGAGGTGTGTTATTCTTTATTGTTTTTAATATACTTAAATGGCTAAAGATAACTAATTAAAATTAATAGAATTATTATTAAAAACATAATAATATCTATATCCAAATTCTATTTGTCCCATACGAGAAAAATGTACTTGTTGTCCAAAATTTCCTTTCCCTAGCGGTTTAAGATCATGATTAAATCTAGATATAGAATGGCCTAATGAATTATCTGATGGTACAAATTTTATATTATTAGATGAACTTGCCATATTTTTTAATATTGGATTCATTATATTAGCATACTTACTATATTTTGTACATAAACCTCCTACTAATATTGGAAAATTAGTAGGCGAGCTTGGAAATATATTAATAGCATAACTTCGAAGATCTTTTAACATTTGTGATACTCCTGCCGCATAATAATTTCTAGGATTATGTTCAGCATCATTCTCACCTTGATGCCATAAAATAGCAACAACTTTAGCATTTGGTGCTTGTGCTTTTGCCGCAGCAATTCTTTCTTTTGCCATTCTAAATAAACTACAATTATTACCATTACATGTGCCTGTAACTGTAGATGGCCAATCATTACCTTCTGACCATCCATAATTATGACCGGAATCCGTATTTCCTCCATTACATGGGCCATAATATCCATAAGCACTTGAACCCATAGCACATCCTACAAGTAAAACTGGTCTCCCTTTTTCTTTTACATATTGACGAGCGAAAGGTATTCCAAATCCATGTGCTCCACTTTTTATTTGAGTTTGATGAAATTGTCCAATAGTATCTTGGGCCCGTATAATTGTATTATCGCTTGATAACATATGTATATTATTTCTTGCTGTATCACTACTATTTGTATTAGTATTACCCTTATCTAATGTAAAATATGGATCGTTTTCCAATGGTTCTTCTACTTGTGCACGAGAAGTTCCAGCATGTATTGTATAATCATTTATTCCATTCCCTTGAGCATTTGATTGACCAGCAATAATTACAATATCATACGCAGTATTATCCGTAAATCCTTCTTTATTTGATCTATAAACATATAATACTATACTTAGTATTATTATCAAAAAAATAAACAATTTATTTTTTTTAGCAAATTTTAACAGTTTTTTAAACATCTATATTTATATATTAGATATTTATTAAAACTTCTTGAATAAGTGGATTTTCTTTATAAATCTTTTTAAAATATTCTACTTTTCGTTTTTTAAAATCTTCATATTCTAATCTATTTTCATTATGCTTTGTATCGCTATATGAATCTTCAATATCACCAAGAATATAAGCATTTACTAAATTTACTAAACGTTTTGCTAACTCATTTTCTAGACTAATTGCTTCTGGAGAAATCCATGCGTTATACGTAGCAATTGATATATCATAATAAAATTGTGACTTATCAATTAGAGCATAAGAATTCTCATGAATCTTCTGATAAATTTCTATAGGATTCATTCTATAATGATATATTTGTGGGGTTTATGTTCAATTTTTTATAAATTTTAATAAACTTAAAAGTGTTTATTAATTAGTATTAGAATGGCGAATCGCTTATATCCAACACATAATTCAACAAATCATAATACTTTTAAATATAAACTTAATTGCCAAGAAAAAATAGATAAATCTACAGATAGAGACAATAAAGAATGGTTAGAACTTCTTTCAATGATAAAACATGATAGCCCAGATTATAAACTATTTTATGCTTTATTAGAAAAAGAAAAACATATTGTTGTTAAAATTGGACCTTCAATTCTAGAAAAAGAATATATTATTGCTAAAGAACTAGAAACACTCAAACTAGCTACTTTTTTACATTATTTTTGTAAATTTCACTGTTTAGACAATTTTAATAAACTTAATAATTCTTCTAAATATCTGTGTAAAGAGTCTGGTGATAATATTACAATTCTCGTTATGCCAAATATAGATTTAGGTGATATTGGAAAATATAAATGGAATAGAGATAATTTTAATATTCTTAAAAATATAATAAAACATATTATTATATCTTTATTGTATGCTTATAAAGATATAGGATTTATTCATAAAGATTTACATTTAGGAAATATCTTGCTAAAAAAAACAAAAAGAAAAGAGATAATATATGGCGATTTAGGAAATTTGGAACTTATAGGTATTCTTCCAGTTATTATGGATTATGATAAATCTATTATTCAAAGAAATTCTTTAAATTTAGTATATGATGATTTGGAACGATTTATTAATTTATTACAATCTGATATGTTTGATATAAGAATTAATTGTAATAATATAATAAATACACTAGATAAATTATTAAAAGAAAATAAAAATATAAAAGATATTATATTAATGTTATTCAAAGAAGTTGATAAAATTACAATAAGACATTTTGTATCAGAAGCACCTCCTATGCCAGATTTTTCTAAACCTTTTAAATAAAATCATTATATGCCCATTGTAGTAAAATAAATTAAATAAAAGGTGAATAACTCCACTGAATCGCAAGTTGCCTCTGACGAGGGCGACATGATAAATCACCAGGCTTACAATTCTTTTTTATTTGAGCAATATGACGATTTATTGCTCTCCACCGCCCTATTTGAACTTTGTCTAACTCTGGCATTCTTCGACCCATAAAATATCTACAATACCATTCGAACCAACCTCTGCCATCAGGATTTGTTTCCTTTGATGAAAGGATAGGGTGAGGTTTTGATTTTCCTGTTCCAGGAACCCAACCATTCTCACGCCAAATTTTGAGTGGTTGGCGACTCTTCACAGATAGAGCATTTACAGATGGATCCGCTCCTTGAGGAGATAATTTTCCAAGAGCAATAGCTTTCACAAACCATTCTTGAGGATATTCTTCCAAACAATCATTCAAATACTTTCCTTCAAAAACGCCCATACATAACATTTCTTCGGGGGTAGCATATGGCTTGAAACCAAGATTCATTCCTGGCTCTTCTTCTAGAGTATAACTATAACCTTTCTGCATTTTATTATGAACGTGAATTGTATCACCTTTATGAAAAGATGAAAAAGGTTTTCCTTTCTTTTTTAGAATCTCTAACATTTTTTCTGTTGTCGCATGCGCCATACCTAAAAATTGATTATATTTTTTTACTGCTAAAAAGTATAGCAAAAATGGAATATCAACCTCCACCCACTCATCCTCTTAGTGAAAAAGAACTTGAATATATTAAAAGTCTAACACCAAAAGAATTTGCTCTTCATGAACTTGCTTTGGCAAAACTTGGTTCTTCTTATTTTGTGTGGAAGAGTCATGGGTATATTCAATGGCTTTCTAAAAATAAATCTAGTTAGAATAAGTAATGAAACCTATTGAACGAATGTATGGTCCCGATAAAAGTATCGGAACGAAGTTTCTTGATTCTCAAAAGCCTGGTAAATCTTCTGGACAACAAATATTACTTCCATCACAAAATCCTCCACCAATTCTCAATAGAAAACGACAAGAAAAAGTAACAACGATTCTTTGTAATAGTCGTGAAAGAAATGTTGTAACATATCCGAATGTCAATCGATTTCGTTGGCGACTACGAAGAGATTTAAAAGATGTTACAAGTATCCGATTAATAGGTGGAAATATTCCTGGCAACCTTTATAATGTAAATGAAGGATGGCAAAAGTTTTCTTTTTCAGAAAATACTACTATTTTTACTGTTACTCTTAATCGTGGTCTTTATGATGGAACTAGTCTAGCAATAGAGTTAGCTAGAGCATTAAATGCTGTATCTGGTATAGCAAATGTTTATGGATGTACATATTCAAATACTAGTATGGCACTAACTATTAAACGTATTTCTGGTATTTATAGTTTTTCTTTATTATTCCAATCTGGAGAATATACTGATAGTTTTGATGATTTTTCTGGTGCTGTAGATAGTTTAACAAATGATTATTTATCTGCTATTAATACACCAGCAAGACTCATGGGATTTGTTACACAAGATTATGAAGATATAAATGGTGTCATTGTAGCACCAAATCCTATTGATACTGCTTGGTTTTTGAATAAGATTTTTTTACATATTAATACAGAAACAGATAAAGAGTTTAATAGAATTGAAATAGCACGAGGTCCTCATGATCCTTATACGATTATTTATTTAGATCAACTACAAAATGGAATTAAACATTTAAATAAAGAAACAGATTATCCAATAATAGAATTTTCTCCGGCACCATTATCGCGTTTAAGTTTATTAGAAATATCAATGCGAGATGAATTTTATAGATTATTAGATTTGAATAATAAAGAATTTACTTTGCTATTAGAAATAACCTACTTAGAGTAGAATGCCCAAAGTTAAATCGACGCCCAAAGGTCGCACCCGCAGAATGTATAAGAGTCACCCATACAAAAAGACTCCTAAAAGTGTAAATAAAAAAGAAGTTGAAGAAGATGAACGTCAGCATTATATAGCTATGTTACCCGATTATGAAAATGTAGCGAATACTCCTACAAGTAAAAGAATTAGATCAATGAAAAAGAAAACACGCAAATCGAATGCGAATGCTAGAAAATAAAAAGTCCCGGCCTAAAAAATAATTTCTTTAATGTTATTATACTATCACATTGAAGGAATTACGTGAAATACTCAACCTCTTTACAAAGAATAGCTTTGTGAAACACTCATTCTATGCCTTCTATCCACACCGTGTCTGGAATCAACATTTACTATGGAACAAATATCTTTATCATATTAAACCTCATTATGCTATTAAATCAAATCCCGATCCACTTTTGATTAATACATTATATCCCAGAGGTATTAAGTTTGATTGTGCTTCTCTACAAGAACTTAAATTAGTCAAAGATACATTACCAAAAGATACTAATTTAAAAGATTTAATTGTGTATGCGAATCCTTGTAAATCATTTGTTGATTTAGAATATGCTCAAAAAGAAATAGATTCTCCGACAACCGTTGTAGATAGTTTTGAAGAACTTGATAAGTTAGTTGAAATTAAATATAATGGTGGTGCGTTAATCAGAATTTGTGTGGATGATAAGAACTCTAAAATTCCATTTTCCGGCAAATTTGGTATTCAACCAGAGAATGTAAAATATCTTGGAGAATATGCGAAATCTAAACATATAGAAATTAAAGGAATTTCGTTTCACGTAGGTTCTGGAGGAAATGATGGAAAAGTTTATTATAAATCTATTGAAATCGCTAAAAAATTAAATAGAGAATTAAAGGCAAAAATAATCGATATTGGTGGAGGATTTCTTCCCAATGAAGATGATTTTGCAAAAAAAGCAAAATATATTAATGATGCGTATGATAAAGAATTTGAATTTATAGCAGAGCCTGGACGATTCTTTTCATCAGTTTCCCAAGATTTCTTTGTAAAAGTTATTGGTAAAAAACCTTGGTTACATAATGCGTGGAGATATACAATTGATGATAGTCTATATGGGCAATTCTCTTGTATTCCTTTTGACCAAGCAAAGCCATTATGGATGAGAGTTTCGGATTCCGATAATTCTGAAGTTAGAAAAAAAGTAAAAGGACTTCTTATGGGTCGCACTTGTGATTCTGTTGATGTGATTGCTCGTTGTGAAGAAATGGAAGAGTTAGAAGTTGGTGATTGGCTCTGGTTTCCTCAAATGGGCTCTTATACTAATGTGACAGCAACAGAATTTAATGGATTTCCAAAACCTTCTATATTAACTACTTTTGTAGAAACTCCTAATATTCATGAATCTAGATTTATTGATAGAGTTCCATCTGATATTCAAACGATTGAACCAGTTTCATCTAAAGCATTATTGGTTTAGTTTAAAAAAATTGTTCTCACCAAGCGAAAAAAACTTTGTTTAAAAAAATTGATTCATTCCATCCAAGCAATTTGGTATTTAAACTTAAGAATGGCTGAAGTAAAGGAGTCAAAAGAATGCTCTGTTTGTGCTGAGAAATTTACTAGTACTGTTCGAACCAAGATTTCTTGTAATTACTGTTCTTACAAAGCATGTAAGACGTGTGTAACTCGTTATCTACTTTCACAAATTGTAGATGCTCATTGTATGAATTGTCGCACTGGATGGAATCGTGAGTTTCTTGATACAAATCTTACAAAGTCTTTTGTAAAAGGTCCTTGGCGTGAGCATAAGAAAAAGATGTATATGAATCGTGAGAAAGCATTTCTACCAAACTTTCAGAAGTTTGCTGCTGCTAAAAAGCGTATTGAAGATCTTGAACCATTGCGAACGAAGGCGTCACAAAAATATGCTACTATTGAGAATCAAAAGAATGCTCTTCTTCAAAAAATTGCTACAAATAATAGAATTCTATCACAAAACAATGTAAAGCCAACAGATGAACTCTATATCAAACATCAAGATGATATTTTAAAGTTGCCAGATGTATTTAATAGACATACTGAACGATATATTAAACATATGAGATGTATTAATGAATGGCAAGAACAATGGAATATTTATCAAGGTCTTGATTCTTACAAGAATCTTGAAAAGAAAGTATTCATCATGAAATGTGTAAAAGAAGGTTGCCGAGGATTTCTATCTCAAGCATACAAATGCGAACTTTGTTCTACATATGTGTGTAAAGATTGTATGCTTGTGAAAACTGAAAAGAATGATGAAACACACGTTTGTAAGAAAGAAGATGTTGATAGCGTAACACTCATTCGTAAAGAGACAAAGCCATGTCCTAAGTGTGGTATTCGTATTTCAAAAATTGATGGATGTGATATGATGTGGTGTACCGCAGAAGATTGTGCTACTGCGTTTAGTTGGAATACTGGTAAGATTGCATCTGGAGTAGTTCATAATCCTCATTATTATGAATGGGTGCGTCGTAATAATAATGGTGCGATCCCTCGCAATCCTGGTGATGTAGCTGGGAATCCTTGTGGTGCTGGTGCTGATGCTATTCCAGCATACAATTATATATATGCTACAATTAGGACTCTAGGACTTAATATTAAAACAAATCAATTTCATAAACAATATCTAATGCTTTCAAATATTCATAGAAGTCTTCTAGATATTCAACAATATCGTATTGGTCTATATATAACAACACGAGACCCAATGATGTTTAAGGAAAATCATGTAGACTTTCTTCTAGGAACTATTACTGAAGAAAAATGGATTCAAGCTATCTTTATGAAAGAACTGAATATTGAAAAGAAACAAGCAGTTCTTGCTGTTCTCCAAACATTTCTCGCAGCCGGTCAAGATTTGTTCCGAGGAATTACTCCAATTCTAGATATTATGGTTAATAAGAAAACAGTGAATCCAATATATGATGTAATTCAAGAAGATTTTAAACCTATTGATGATATTCTAGTCCAATTAGAAATTCTTCGCAACTATATCAATGAAAGTCTAGTATCTACTGGTGAAAATGTATCTACTCCAGTTCCTCAGTTTGATGAGGGATGGAATTGTCAACAAGCATATTCAGTTGAAAGGATTAAGATTATGAATGAACAAGCAAAGAAAAAAAATAAAGTTACCACTTAAGATATTATTAAGATATAATATTAAATGGAGTGTATTGCTATTACTTTACCAGAACGAATACCACTTGTTGAGAAATTAGCAAAAGATATTCAACTACCTATAGAAATTTTTAATGCTGTATCTGGTTTGTTATATCTAGATAAATATAAAGATTTTATACATATCTTAAAAGGTGAAAAGATTACCAATGGTATGATTGGTTGTTTAGAATCTCATATTCAGATTTTACAAGAAGTTGAGTCTAAGAATAATGTCTTAATTTTTGAAGATGATTGTGAATTTATAAGTGATTCGGTTGATTTCTTTCCTTTAGATTTTGATATAATATGTTTAGGAACAAATGAAAATGTTGAATATGAATTTATTGAAGGAAAAGAATATTTAAGAGTATTTCGTTTCTGGGGAACTCATGCTATTCTTGTTCGCCAGAATGCTGCAAAGGCTGTGTTAGAAACATATGAAAAATATAAAAATCTAAAAGTTTTTTTACCAGCAGATTGGTTATATAGTTATGCTATTAAAGAACATAATTTAAAAGCATATGCTCCCATAAATCCTAAACGATTTTTTAAACAAAAAAATGGTTTAGTTTCAAGTATCAATGGGAAGGTTAGGAATTAAAGATATTCTTTCTTAAAGGTTTCAATAGTAATTACTGGAATTCCTAACTCTTTAGCAGTTTTAACTTTTCCCGTTTCCTCACTAGGATCTTTTGCTACAACTACTTTTGTTTTTCCACTTACAGCACTAGAAACTTTTCCTCCTCTTTCTTCAATCTCTTTTTCCAACTCTTTATCACGAATACCAGTAAATACAACAATCAAATCTTTTAGAGTTTGTTTGGTATTAGAAGATACTACTGCTTTTATAATTGTTTTCTTATTACAATCAATACCAATATCTTTCATAAAATCAAAGAATTCTGGAAGACCATCAATAAATTGATTTGCTGTTATTGAAGCAATTCCATCTATCTTTAAAAGATCACTTTCAGTAGGAATATATCCGTTGATAATATTCGGAAATGCTGTTACAATCACTTTTAATTTTCTTTCACCAATACTTCTTCCAAAGAGATTAGAAGCATCCATAAATTTTAAACAATCTGCTTTTTTAATTGCTTCATTTATTTCATTTACAGTCTTTTCAGCAGATTTCTTTTGAAATCCTTCCATTTTTAGAAGTTCATCTACTTTTACATTCACTAATTTCTTAATCGTATCAATACCATTCTTATACAATCGTTCAATAATTCCTTTTCCAACTCCTTTCATTTCTAGAGTCACCGCAAAATATGTCATTCGTTTTACAATAACATCTTCTGCTGCTTCTTTATCTTCCAAAACAATATCAACATGGGTATCATTCCATTTATATTTTACATTTGGCAAAGACGGTTTTCCAGAAGCAGATTTGGTGAGAATACGAACAACATGAGGAATAACATCTCCAGAACGAATAATAACAATTCTAGAACCGGGTCCTAAGACATTTGATTCTATGAATTGTCCATTAAAACCAGTAGCTTTCTGAATAGAAACACCTGCTAATACAACTGGATCAAAATGAAGAATGGGTTTTAAATATCCATCTTTGGAAGCATTCCATTCAACTTCTTTTACAATTACTTCTGCTTCAGTGTGAGTCAAAAGACTTTTGAAAGCGAAAGCATATGATGGATTCTTACCACTTACTTGATTATGTTCTTTATCATGAAATACGACAATACCATCAATTTCATATAAAGATTCTTTACGACGCTCTAGTAAAATCTTTGATAAATTCTCCATAGTAAGATTTAATGTTTTCTCATTTGAATGATGAACCACAATAAATTTATGTTCTTCTAGAATATGTAATCCTTCTGATATTATAGATCTAGGATGTAGCATCTCATAAGCAACAAATTCAATAATATTTGCTAGATCTACATTTGGATGTTTGGAATGCATAATACCTGCTACCGCATTTCGTGCGTTAGCACCAAATTTAGGATCCCATTTATGTTTTGGAATAATAAGTTCTCCTCGCACTGCTATATCTTCAAATGGAACTTTTTTAGGAATTCCTTTTATAAGAGAAATAATATGAGATATATCTTGGCCAAATAATCCATCTCCACGAGAATACATTTTTATAGTATTTTTTTTATATACAAGCATCGCTGAATTACCATCTAATTTATCACTAATTATTACATCTCCAGAATATTTACTTTTCCAATTATTAAGAGCTTTTTCATCTTCACGAATTTTATCTAATGATCCCATATAATAAGGAAGTTTTACTTTTTCTCCAACAGTTGGGGCACCAATTTCATCTAGTACATGATGTTCTGGATCTCTCTCTTTTAATACATTTTTCATAATATCAAAGATATCATCTGGAACAATAGGAGTTCCTTTATAATA